TGCAGAAAACATTAGGACAATGACCAAAAGACCGTACACGGGAAACAAAGACGGACAGGCAAAAGGTCTTCGTCCGGGAATGAAAGTATTTATTGAGGAAACAATAAAGTTGAGCAATGGTGCGCTTTGGAATAACGGAGATTTTGGAGTAAGAAACATGCGCTCGAAAAATTCGCTCAGCGTCCACGCAACGGGGCGAGCAGTTGATTTATCATACCGTCACATGCCACCAAAGAAGGGCAAGAAGAACGGTCGCATAGAAGCACTACGTGTGATGAAGATACTTGTTGCCAACGCTGATGCGTTGGGCATTGAGGCAATATTTGATTATCTAGTTAAGCCACATGGTCGTTCGTGGATGTGCACACGTAACGCTTGGGAAAACTACAAGAAGGAAACTATTCATGGCGGTGGTTCGGGCGACTGGATACATCTTGAAATCTCGCCGGATATGGCGGATAATCCTCAGCAAGTGAGACAGGCTTTTGCAAACTTGGTGATTCCTGCGTAGAGTCTGACAAGTCAGTAATAGAAACAGTTGGCTGATGTAGCGTGACTGTTTTGATTACCATTCCTGTCGGAATGTGAATAGGCATACCAACTGTCTTTGGGTCATCAACTTCATCAGGGAAGTATGAGTTCACAACAGTCACGTATCCAGCAAGTACGTCTGGCACAAGCCAGCCGACAGTAACAACTGTCGTATCTTCTGGCGTGTATTTCTCTAAGTCTGTCCAACCGTTCTCACCATCAAAAGCATCACGCCAATGGATAACAACTAGTGCCCACTCTGATTTAACTTCTTTAGTTTTCATATGGATTGATTCCTTCTTCAGATAGATGTGTTTCAATTGTTTCAATTATTCCAGCCATAAAAGATGCTACTCGCAACCACGAAATGGAGTCTCCCTGTAAAGCATCTCTCCAATAGTTGCATAGTTCAATTGCTGATTCGTTGTCTGAAGAAAGAACAAGTGTAACCCCACCTTCCATGTTTTTTTGAATTCTTTTAGCATTAGTATTCATTGATTCAACTTGTGCCTTTGGCACAATGTCATAAATCCAATCTTCTTCTTCAGCCATTTTTTTTCTTCCTTTTCTTATTAGCAACATATATGCTCCCGAATGGCAAACCGTTCTTCGGTATTCCTTCACCCACAATAGCGTTGCCATAAGTCTGTGCAAGTAGGAGAGCAATCTCTTGCGGATTAACTTCAACATCAAAACCCACCGTTATCTGTCGTGTCTTCAAGTCCGAGCCTTTCTCTAATAATCTGATTCTCCAAGAGATGCAATCGTAACCGCTCGTAAGCGGCGTTGCGCAACCTCCATGCATGTGGCTTTGACACGCCAAGCCGACCGCCTAATTCTTCTAACGAAATCATTTCTGAATTTATTGCATCAATAATAAATCTGTCTTGGTCTCCAAGTTTTTCAATGCACTCCGCTATTGCTTCACGCAATGGTTGAAGTTCCACAACAGACTCAACTGTGTTCTCACCGGAAGCAGCCATCATCAACGCCTCAATAGGCGTTTCTGGTCTCCTGTTGCCACGAAGGTTTGCTTCGTGGTATGGAGTCATGGCAACTTCTCTATTCTTCAAGACTAATTAGTTCCGTGTTCTCAATTGATATTTCGTAGAACGTTTCATCGCTTGTGTATTTGGTTTCTTTGGTAACTATTTTTGTGAACTCTTTAGCATCAACAACAATCATGTGTGTCTTGTTGTGATTGAATGTCACAAACTTTACTTGTTTGTTTCCATCAAGAAATTTGAACTTACGAGCAGCGTAATGAATAGTTTTGAAAGGAAACTCTGTGCCGTTCCAGTTGTGTTTTACTTCAACTTCAATACCTGTGTCGTCGCCAAACCAATTAGAAAGCACATCAATCCCGTACTTATCGGGATTGACATGCGCTCTAAAACCTTTTGCTTTCAACCAATCAACCAGTATGTCCTTTGCAGGGTCATCCTGATTGTATTGATTTACGTCGAATGGTTTGGATATTGGTTTCATGAAAGCAAAATGACTGCTAGCACAGCCACCCCCATTAAAAACATTCCGTAGGTAATCATGCTTTCTCCAAGTACAGACACACAATCTGTTTGTCGTCGGTGTATGCCACACCGTTGAGTGCATCCAATATTGACTTGGCATAGTTGTCAATATCTCCAGTAAGTTTCCCCTTTGGCAAAGGAAAGTTTGGGTCTGGTTCAACTCGCTCAATCATCATCTCTGTACCTTCAACGGTAAAGCGAAGTTTCATTGAGAGCATACCCTCTTCAAAGAGTGGACCTTTGTATGCTTCCGCAATCTTCTTCTCATACTCAACCGTTTCTTTTGGCGTGAATGCGTGACCTGTTTTTGTAACACGTGGTCTCCCTTTTGATTTTGGTCTTGTTGAAAACATTTGATGGTATTGAAGTTTCTTCATGGGTTGAAACCCTCCTGATTGTCAGTTCCGTATGCTCCTTCAACAATCTTAACCAACTCCTCAACACCGTTACTGCGTAGATGGAACTTGCCCCATCGTCTGTCAGCATCAACAAGAATTATGTAAGCCTTGCCGATTGGCATTCCACACTCATACGCCTTGTGTGCAAGACGCACAAGTGTGTTTGAACGGTCATGACTTTCATCTGGACCATGTTTCCAAATCCAGTACACCAAACCATCTGCATGGTCTAATGCTTCACGAACAGACATTGAGGTAGGCATTTCGAGCACGGCTCTTTGCTTGGGGCGATGACGTTCAGCCAAAGGCTGAAGCAGGTTGATGCTTACACGATTGGCAATCGCTTCATCAATGAACTGTTTCAGTGTCATAGGTGAGTCTTCACGCTCAAACATCACATACCTATTCTCAGGTATTTCGTTGTACCCATTTGGATACGGAAGTCTGACATAGTTGCCTAGCCCGGTACATTCTTCCTGTTTGGGGTTTACCTCTTTGGGTGGCAAGCCAATAACTTCATGTGCTACGAGGAAAGCCCTACGCATGATTGGCGCAGGAACCCAGTCGTTAGCAAAGACCCACACGTGATAACCCTTGCGTGTCTTTTCTACAAATGAAGGTATTGACTTTATCTTGAGTGCTGTCTGTAGGTTTCGTGCAGAGTCAATGTCATCAACATCAATATCTGAACAACCCCAACGAACAGAGTTGCCGTCGGTCAGAGGGTAGATACCGACCAGTTCATCTCCGTACAGGTGTCGTGCAAAAGTTGAGTAAGTGACTTCTTTCTTTACTGAGCCACCTTCCCAACTTCCATACGCATCTGTGCGACCACCAAACAGTTTCATAAAGTTTTCCACTGCATCAATCTGCATAAGGAAGCCCCATCTGTTTGTATTGGTCTGGTAGTTCACCATCGTTGAGGTCACGGAGTCTGCCAGTTGCTTGGTCTAACTCAAAGTCAATGTCATCAACCAACTGTCCAGCGGGTCGCTTGTTCTTTAACAGCGACACGGTGACTGTGTGTTCGTGAATCCTTTGCTCAAGTCTGAGGTAGTCAAGTCTGTCCTGTGCACGTTCGCTGTGCGAGCGGTCAAGTTTCTCAATGAGTTCATTTATCTCCGCAGCAATTTGATATTTCTTGCGACGAACACCAATGATTGATGTTGCTTGTTGCTCACCACCGTACGAGCCAGATGACATGGTTAGTTTCGCACCATCAGCACCTGCGGTGCGTGATGTTTGGTGCAACACTAACATTGGAATGTCGTGACGACGACCGAACCCCTTGAGGAAGGTCGCTTTGTCTGGCACAGTTTCTCCTGCTTCTACCAAATCCAAGTAATCAACGACTACTAGGTCAGGTGCTTGCCCCCACACGTCGCAAACCTCTCCATAGGCTCGCTCCATGTCGGAGGAAGTAAGTGGCTGGTCAAACACAGCGAGGTTTGGAAAGTGTTCCTCTGCTGTACTGCGTAACAGGTTGATGGCATCTTGGTCATCTTCTGCTACTCGTCGTTCCAGTTCTCGTGCATCAATGTTGTGATGAATACAGGTGAGTTTGGTCAATACGAGTTGGCGAGGCTCGTCAGGTATAAACATTGCAATGTGCTTGTCACGATTGTTTCGGAGTGCGTGAAGTAGTAAGAGCGTCTTACCACCGTGTGCAAACCCAAGCATCATACAAACTTCGCCCGGTGCAATGCCTCGTAGTTCTTGGTCTATGCGGGAGATACCAAGATGTACACGCTCTTGGGGAGACTGTGCCCATCTGACGAAAGAGTCAGCGGCTTCAGCAAGAGGCGTGTACATCCTGTAATCGGAATGTGAGGAGACCGTCGGATTCGGTCTCCCCACTGATTCCCATCCCGCAGATATTTCTTCTGCGGAAAGTCTCATCACTTACCTCGTGGTGGCCAGTAAGCCTTTTCCTTGTCATCAACTGCTTTGAACCAAGGACGCTTTGGATTCTGCGCCAGTCCATCACGGTTGTCGTACACCTTGGTTACACCATCACGCTTGCACGCTTTGATGAGCCAGTCTGGAATCTCACCATGTTGCTGACCAGCAATCTGTACACCACCTGTGCTCGTAGCAGTTGGCTTAGTTACTTCTTCAGCGTTGAATGTTTCCTTCACCATTGAAACGATTCGAGCATTGTTCTCTTGAAGTGTGCTCTGTCCATAAATCTGTTCCATCAACATGTCGTTGATACTTGAGAACAGAGTTGCGAACTCGCCAATGCGCTCGTCTACTCCGATGGTCTTGTCTGTTAGGTCTGCTGCAATTTTTGCACAGACTTGTGTGATGATTGCCTTGTCTTTATCCATTAGTTTGCCTCCTCGGCGTTGTTGTTGTCGCTCGGTATGTACGAGCCTTTGCAATGTTCCCAAACTGGACACCATCTCTGCGAACAGAGAAAGTGCTGGTCGTTCACAAGCCATCGTGTTGATGGCATGTGTAGTTTAACAGTAAGAAGATTGTTTACCAGAGCAATGGTTTGCTCTGTAATCCACTCACCGTGTTTTGCTGTTCTTACGACTGGCACAATTTGACCAGTACTTGATGCATTGCGAATCATAACGCCGAAGTTGAATTCAACGTCATAATCAAGCAACCCCAGTTTGGTTGCCGCTTCTGCATAAACAGCAGACTGTATGTTTTGTGTTTGCTTTTCTGCTTGATAATACTTACGAGCCGCAGTTTTCCAGTCCCAAATACCTTGGGGATGGAAGTAATCCATCGTGCCTTCAAACCACAGTTCGTACTCAAACAATTCGTTTTCTACATGTGCAATCTTGGATTCAAACTTCCATTCACAATCACCACCCTCTGGAACGTGAGGCATAATGTCTCGTGCCCACGCTTCAGCCATTGAGGCAATGTGCTTGTCCCAATTCTTTGGGTCTGTGTTTGTGATGTTGATTTGTTTACCTTCCGACTGTAACTCTTTCTGCTTTGTTCGGAAAGCGTTCACCGAATGGTCTGCAATGTTTGCTGGCACAATCTCGCCACGAAGTACCGCTTCGATACCAGCGTGAACTGCTGTACCCATCATTGCTGAGTCATTCTCTTTACGTGTCTCAGGGTGTAGGGCAATAAGCCTTGCACGTTCTGGGCACATCAACGCATCACCAAGCCAAGACTGTCTTATGTAAATCTTGGTAACGTCGTATCCACCATTGTTTTCTATTCTCACTGCTTCTCCCTTTTGTGCTAGTGATTACTTGGCGCCGAACCGAAAGGTTCGGGCGCAACGGGTAAGTGCCCCCCCCTTTCCCCCCCCATTGTACACGAGGGGGGAATGGGGTCAAGGGTACTACAAGCCCCAAGGACCGAACCCGTTACCATACCTATCATCTGCGTAGTTGTAGATGGCTAAAGCCGACCTGAGGTTGCGCTGGGGGTTGAATAGCCCCTCAGAACGCCTCACAATGCCCTTGGAGACCAGCCACGGTGTCCAGAACCCGTTCACCTGCGTCAAGCCCCTAGAACCACCTACTGGGTCGTCTGTGTTGTGCTGGTCAGGTAGACACCTGCTCTCACGCCACATCAGATAGTCCAGCGTTGGTAGTAGCGACTGTCGCCACCCTACATCAACGGCTAATTGCCACCATTGAGGGCAACGTGCTGTAGCAGGTACATCAACCGGCTTAGGCAAGTCGTGTTTGCTTATGGAAGTGGGGGGCACGAAGCCCCCCACGAATAATGAAAGTGAAAGTATTGCTTTTGCTATCAAGAATCATCTCCTTGTAATGCTAGGGATAGGACTGTTTCCATTTCCTGTTTTGCAGAAAGCAGTTCAACAAACTCTGTGTGAGTTGAATCTGCTCGCTTACCATCGCCAAGTCGCTGTATCTTCTTTGCTAATTGGTCAATGCCAATGCTCAAAGACTTTACGACCGCCCGCAATTCAGACAGGGTTAGTGATACCTCCAATGTTGGTTCTTGTTTCCTCACGGCAATTGCCTTTCTGTTTCTGTTGTGGATGAGACTTTTAGTGCACGAACAATATCGTACATATCTCGCATGGCATTTGCTAATGAGCCTCTTGCGTTACCTTGGTCGTATGTAACGTCTTTCTCACCCTTGAATCGGATGGATGAACCCATCTGACCTCTGTGGCAAAGAGTTGTAAGACGAACACGCTTACGCTCAGGATGTTTGCTAGGTGCAATTTCATCATCGTCACTGTTGTTGATTGGTGCAGCCCAACCAACAGTACTGACTGCGAAACCGCTGTAACCAGTATCAAACAACATAACTGCGTTGAATGTGTCGTCAAGCATTTCATAAACATCTGCGTCTTCTGCGATTTGCTTGATGACTGGAACTTCACCACGAATGTAATCAACAGCAAATAATATCGCTGGTGATTGCTCGAATGAGTTTTCTAGTTTGTCTGCTATTGCTTGGTCAATCTCACGAAGAGTTTGGTCAAACTTTTCTGAATATGTAATTGCATTTTTCATTTTCTTCTATTCTTTCTGTAGTCGGCTTTGCCGTTGGTTAGTGTGATACCGCCCCAAATGCCCCATGAGTTTGTTGCTTTGCCATAAGCAAGGCATTCATCTTTCATGACGCATTCAGAACAGATTGCTTTTGCTTGCTTCCATTCTTTCATTTTTTGTTTAGTTGGTGGCCATTCTGGAAACCACCAAATGGTTGGTTGGTCTTTGCAATTTGCTTTTGCAAAGTCTATTGCTATCGGCTCAAACATCGGTGCTGAGTCGCAGTCTGGCAATCAATGTTTCTAGCACTCTCTCTGCCACATTGTTAGCCATGTTGATTGATAGTTGTTCAATCTTTTCATTGACTATTTCTTGCAGGTTCATTGATTCTATAGACACACCGACTTGAGTGGTAATCATTGAACGGAAACGTGAGTTGTTGAGTATTGCACGTTGCAAGTTTTCATTTACGTTATCGTCATTGATTAGTTCACCAGCAATCTCTGAGTAATCCATGTCATCAAGAACGTTACGTTTGATGTCGTAGTAGTCAATTGACTCCATAACCCAGTCACGAATCTTGCGACTGAAATCACGATTGTCAGTTACCTCTTCGGCAACCCGACTAGCAACATCTTCTGTTGTTGGTATGCGACCGGCAACTTGACGTTCAACTTGCTCAATGATTGTTGTCTCTAATGATTGGCTGAATAGTGAGGGCATTGATGCGCTGTCAAGCGATACATCAAATTCCATAACGGATGGGATAAGTTTGATTGTTGTCATTTTGTTTCTCCTGTTTCTGTTTGTGTATTAGTAGTAACTTGGGTGTGTGTTTGTGCCAGACGGAATTTCGAATCCGTAGTTAGTGGTTGGCATTTCAGGTTCTTCCCATAATGCGTCCCAACAATTGCAAGTGTCATACTGGCAGAACAAGCACGCACTGCAAATACCGCAGTGTGTGCGAATCTCATCAGCCGGGACTATCTCTTGTGTCTCGCACAAATAACACGTGACTTTGTTGTGTGTTGTACTAAATGTGTCGGTGTACAACTCTGCAATCTCAAGGCACTCGCTAAATGTTGGCGAGTGACCAAGTAGTGAAGCCTCGTCGTCATAATCATTGACAACAGATGAGCCAGACCAACTTGATGAATACCTAGTTGATTCGTAACCGTAATCCCAACCAGAACCATACATGCCTGAGTAACTGGCATAACGAATTGGTGCTTGTTTGTACGATGAGTTTGACCACCAGATATCTGAATCCCAATGACCATCTTTCTCATTGACGATATACCAGTCATACTTTGCATCGTCATTGACAGTTAGGAATGCGAGTTTAGAACCCTTAGCCCAATCCGCCATCTGCTGAAAGTATTCGCTGTCATCAAGAGAACTGATACCACCGATTGCAGGCATAATATCTTCTGCAAACACTCTGGTATCTGAACGCTTCTCGTTCTTCTCCATCTTGACTGGCAGTATGCCGTTGTGACCCATAACAGTTTGACTGTCTTGACCTAACAAGAATGGGTGACAGTTATCAACGGTGTTAGTGCCGTGAGTTGTCCAACGGAAATGGAAGATTGCTGGGCCTTGCATTGTCTTGCGTGCATCAACAAACTTGTTAGCAACTTCTTCAAAGTCCATACTGCGAACAATGTGAAGTTTCTTGCCTGTTGATATTGCGAAACCAAAGCCATCAGGATTTGATTGAGCAGCAATCTTGAACCTGTCCATGTCTGGTGAGACATAATCAGGAATAAGTGTAAGTAGACACATGTGGTGTCCTTTCTGTGGGGGCTTGCGCCCCCACGGTTGTGTGTGTATTTGTTTGTATGTAGTAAGACGGTCTTACTAAATTACTTTCTCTGCAATACGATGACGAAGAATCTCAAAGCGTGGTGAGTTGATTGCAGTCAGCCACGAACTAAATGCAGGGAACAACAAGCCACCTTGCACAGCCTGTCGTGTCTCAACATCTTTCGTGTACTCAAACGATGCTTGAGCAAACTGCAAAGCAGCCTGAACAGTCACAGGATTGAGTGATGGACGGAAAAAACGCAACTCGATAGTTGCTGAGTTCTGCAAATTGACAGCAAGGTAACGGCGATTGTTATGCACGTAACCTTTAGCCATTGACAGAAGCGTTGTTCCCTTGACCATATCAGGACTATCCCAATCGCTGTAACTGTTGAGGAACTGGTTCATGTCAAATGCAGCGAACTGTCGTGACTCACGACCAGCGAACTTGACAAGTGGCTCACGATTCTTGAAGATGAAGTAGATGAACTTCATCAAGTGTGCTTCGTTGATGAACGAGTTGCGTGACAGATGCAAATGCAAACCGCACGAACTTGCTTTCCACGAATGGAAACCCATTGTCTTGAGACCAGACAATGCTTCCCACTTGAAGTCATTCATATAGAACTCCAATGTGCCCGGCTGAGTAACAATCTCGAATCCGTAACCAAGTGACGCATCAGTCTTGAGATGAAGAACATCTACATCACCGATACGAGAAGTGTTGATTACATGACGAGCACCAGCGTGCAAATCACCATTGACACACTCTGTCTCAATCTCTGCACCAATGTACAACTCTGGTGTCAGAGTATTGGTCTTAGATGTTGAGTAAGTATCAACGAGACGATACGCACTACCGAAGTCGTTACCCTTGTGACAGAACACGAGACGGAACTTGTCGGAGTAACCGTGAATCAATCTGCCCTCTTCTGGCTCGTAATCATCGAGACATGAATTGGAACAGAAGTGATGACCATCATCACTCTCGTACGAATCACTTTCGTGAATTGTGTCCTCGCAAACGAAACAGTTGTAGTATCCGTCTTCGTCTGCTTCTTGACGTTGTCTTGGCATAAATACCTCTATCTTTCTTTGTATGTGTACTAGCACGGTTGTGCTAGTTCTGTTCATTGCCGATGAACATAGTTGATGACACTTACCAAAGTCAAATTGATAAGTGCCATCTCAACGCTCACCAGTAAGATGGTCTTACTGTCAAATACCCAATATCTATTGGGGATTTACGCTGTTTGCTCTGCGTGGATATCGCCAGACTTCTGCAACATGAATTGAAGCATCTCTGTCAGTCTGTCATTTTCTTCACGCAACAATTCAATTTCAATTTTGGCGTTCTTGAGTGTCGCCTCAATAATCTTGAACTGCTTGTTTATGTATGGGTCAGTCATTGCTTTTCTCCAATTTCGTACACTTCTGTTTTTTCATTGCAATCATCTGGCTGAACAACACCAGTGATTTGGTACAAACTTCCAAACTTGCTTCTTAGGTAGTGGTCGTACTTTTCATCAGTCAAGAGATTGCCCTGAAGCATCATCTTGGTTATGAATAACCAACTGTCTCCCCAATTTTTTCCATTTCGGTAATGCTGTTTGATTTTGCTTTTCACTTTTGTTCCTCTGTTTCTTTGTTGAGTTTTACAATAATTTCTTCAGCATAAATACGCTGTCTCTGTGATTCGTTGTACGCATTGACCATTCCCCAAGCGAACTCAACGAGTTCGTCTTTCCTCATTGCATACAACGATGACTTTGTACTGCTATTCATTAGAAATCCCCATCTGCTACTTGCAAGCAAGTTAGCCCTAGTTCACGCCACATACTGACAACTTTATTTCTGTCATCAAATACACAAAGAACATCTCTGTGAGCAATGTGCACCTGATAAATTTCTTTTTTGACAATCTCATCTGGTCTGTCATCATCAGAATCTCGCATGTACAATTCTTTCAAATCGAAGCCCTGCTGTTTTAGCCACATGACCGTTTGAGGCATACAAACATCTTTGCGACCAGACACAAAAATCAAATCATTCCAATCTTCCAATTGCATTAGCAATTTGATGATTGGTTTGTTTGGTTTGTCATTGATTACATTGAACCAATCGTAGGGATTGCGTTCCCCACGAAGAGCAATCGTTCCGTCAATATCAACAATGATGCAACTCATTCCCACTCTCCATTCGCTGGATGATTACGCATAACCCACTGGCGATACATATACGAATCTTTCTCTGCTTGCTCGTAACCCCACTCGTATGCGAAACCCCACACGAGTAGAACGATAATCATTGCCATCGTAAACAATCCGAACCAGTTCATACAGCCACCATCTTTACAATGTCGTCTTCTGCAAAGATTGTGATGAAGTTCTTGTCGTTTACATCACGAGCAATCAAATAACCAATAGTCCTGTCTACATCAGCAAGAAGTGAATCCATCTGCCGACGCTCAAAGTTGGTCATTGCTTCCCACTCTTCCTTGGTCTCAATTGTGTCAAGCAGGATAACTTCTTCTTCGTCAGCCCACTTCCACGTAACTAGTTTTAGTGTCATTGCTTTCTCTTTTCTGTATCTCGTAGTTCCGAACTACGGAATTGAGTTCACCAATAAGATGGTCTTACTGATGAACTCTCACCGCATTTCAGTTCTGGCTAAGCAGAAACTGCCATTGGATTGAACGCACCATCAACGTGTCGTGATGCGTAGACGATTGGCTCTGTGATAGCAGAGACAATTGGCTCGGCAAACCCGAACACCATTTCGAGCATTGACTGAAACATCTCATCACTATCAGAGAGTTGGTCAATGCGGTTGATAATTGCTGATTTACTGTTTGACATAATTTATTCCTTTGTTTGTGTTTGTATATGTTTTCCATCAGCCATAGCCGTGGAGTTGAGAACACCAAGCAGGGGAATACTTGATGTTCTCTCACCACTTCCGTGGATATCAGTAAGACGGTCTTACTGAATTACTTGCCTGTCTTCTTGCCAGCCTTCTTGAGAATTGCATTTGCTAAACGCACAGCATCTTTCTCGCCCAGACGGTTGATTGTGTTGTCTGCACTTGCATTTGGGTCAAACTCACTTGCTTCTGTTTCAGTGGTTTGCTTGATGGTTTCTTTCATTGCTTGCGCAACAGTCTTGTGCCTCTTGTAGAAACTAATCGCTTCGGAGTAGAACATCTTGAGTGCGTCCAATGACTTGCCGAGTTTCTTGTGGTTCGCCTTAGCGAAATCCGAAACGGTCATTGCTTCTGCATCAAGCGAACGGTTAGTTACCCACTCACGGTTCTTCTTGGTGTAGAACTCCTTGACCAATGCTTCGCCCAACAACCAACGAGCCTTGCGTGCTTCGGCGTTGTTCTTGTATGACGCTTTGGTCAATTTGATGATGTTTGCTTGTGTCATTTCTATCTCTATTTCTCTTGTGCTAGTTAGTAAGACGGTCTTACTAAGTAGTGACTACTCGGTAGTCAATGAGCAACACCAATAAGACGGTCTTACTGATGTTGCCGAATTCATTACCGAATTAGCAAGTGATAACGCTGATGAGCCTGTTGCACTCACCAACAATGTCTTGCTCAATGCTGGTGATGCGTTCGCTCACCGAACGAACGAACTTAGGGTCAATTCCATAATCAGAATGCTCAACACAGAGTTCTGTGTAGTTCTTGAGTATGTCCAGTTCATTCGCCCTACGAGCGAGCAACTCAACAATGTTTGTAGTAACCATAGGCTGAACCTCCCAGTTCATTCGTGCTCGTGCGCCTTATGCGCCCGTGCGTATCACATAATGAAATGGCACAAATACGGACATTGCGCTATTTGGCGCAAATGCGCTCGCACAGCGACCCACCCCCCCACCCCCCGTGTGGTGGCCCCCGCCCCGTCCGATACAATGGATGGTTCTGGCTCGTAGCCGTAGCATTGAATTTGCCAGATAGGGTAGGGGTCTAAAAAAAGGGTACCTTTACCTTATTTTATTTAGCAATTCCACTTTTTTAGGGCTAATGCTTTACGGGTTGGTCTACCTTTTTCATCCTTCATAGGCCCCGGCATACCACCCATGCGTGAACAAAAGTTTTTTCTACGTTTAGCAGCCTTTGAACCGGGCTTTAGTTTTGATGGTTTGGTTGTGACAGCCATCTGAAGTTTTGAACCGGGATTTTCTTTACGGTAAGAAGCAACACCTTTGCGGTTCAAACCACCCTTAGGGTCTTTACCTTCTTTTCGCTGCCATGCAGCGGTTTTCTTTTTGGTTGCCATATGTTTACCTTTGACCTTGTGCTAGTCGGACTGGTTCTTCGCCACCCCTTAGGGTGGCTCAGACAGTTCTGTCCTTCCCCCCTCCCCTACCCCTCCCCCCGTTCGTTACATAACTGTTTGTGGCTAGCACATCACTCAGAGTGGTCGTAACGAAATGTCTTATTAGCAATGAAACAGAATGAAGAGTTAACTCTCACATCACAGCAACAAGAATATTTAGATTGGCTTTGCACGGCACCAAGCGAACGTGTGCCAGACTCAAAAGCAAAGATGGCTATAAAGTTGGGTGTTGACGTAACTACTCTTCGCCGTTGGCAAAAAAAGGAAGTATTCCTCAATCAGTGGAAAACGGCGGTGGACGAAGTTCAGGGGTCGCCTGAGCGCACTCAGCGACTCCTAGACACGTTGTATGCCAAGGCTCTTGATGGTGACACCAAATCTGCTCAGTTGTATTTACAGGCGACTAACCGTATGGCTCCGCCTACGGTAACGGTTCAGTCTAATAAGAAGGCTGCAGAACTTTCAGATAGCGAACTTGATTCGTTGATTGCTGCTGTTGCCGAACGAGAGAAGGCACAACGAACGCAATTGAGGGTGGTGTGAATATGGTCGAATGTCCAGAATGTGGAGAGGAGTATCCCCCTGTTGCTACTCATTGGGTCTGCCCTGCTTGTGGTATTGACGATAATTCTAAGCCTAAGATGGCTCTTTACGAATTGAAAGAAGACTAATGGCTGTTCCTGCTAAACAAAATCTTTCCATTACTCGTGGTGATACTGAAACAATTGTTCTCACCATGACCTCTGATGGAACTACCCCGATTGACATTACTGGTCGCACATATCGTGCTCAAATCAGAACGACCAAGGATGCAACGGTTATTGATGCCACATTTACCTGTAGCGTTATTGATGGGCCAAACGGAGAAGTTCAATGCTCGCTTACAGCGGCACAAACTGCAACACTTACCGTTGGTGTGCATTATTGGGATTTAGAAGAAACAGATGGTTCGAATGTTTCAACCATTTTGTCAGGTTCTGTAAATGTGCTAGCGGACGTAACACGCTAAATGGCAATAACAAGCATTTCCCTGACCAGAGGTGACACCACCAACGGCATTGTTCGTACCGCTACCATCACGGTAGCCAGTACTGCCAATGTCGGTAAAACGGGTCCTATTGGTCCTACGGGCGCTACAGGTCCTCAGGGTCCAATTGGTCTAACTGGTCCAACTGGCGCTGACAGCACAGTTCCGGGTCCAACGGGTCCAACTGGTCCAACTGGTCCTCAGGGACCAATTGGTTTGACTGGTGCAACAGGTCCAACGGGAGCAACGGGACCAACTGGTCCAACAGGTGCCACAGGTGCAACTGGTGCAACAGGTACTGCAGCAACTATTGCGGTTGGAACGGTAACAACTGGCACGGCTGGTTCCAGTGCGGTAATCACTAATGCTGGAACATCAGGTGCAGCGGTATTTAACTTCACTATCCCTAGGGGTGATACTGGTGCTACTGGTGCCACAGGTGCTACTGGACCGACTGGACCTCAGGGTCCAGCGGGTACTGGTACTGGTGATGCTTTGGTTGGTTCTACGAATACTTTTACTACTAACCAGATTATTGAAGGTTCTACTACGGCTGCGTTGTTGCGTATTACGCAGACTGGTGCTGGTAATGCGTTGGTGGTTGAGGATGAGGCGAACCCTGACTCAACACCGTTTGTTGTTAGTGCAAGTGGAAGGGTTGGTGTTGGACTAACAAGCCCAGCAGGACCGTTTCATGTTGAACAAAACGGTGGAACTGATGGTCTTCGTTTGTCAAATACGGCGAACTTTAACCATTTGCAAATGGTTCGTCAGAACGGAACAATCGCATCCCCAACCGCTGTTGCTTCAGGAAACCAATTAGCCGTTATTACCAATTATGGTTATGACGGTGCTGCGAACCAAATCAGTTCACGCATTTTTGCTGAGGTTGATGGGACTGTTTCGTCTGGTGTTGTTCCTGGTCGTTTAACGTTTTACACGTCTAGTTCTGCTGGTGCATCAACGGAGCGTATGCGTATTGACTCTACTGGTCAAGTCGGTATCGGTGGCACGCCAGCAGCAGGACGAATTCTTGCAGTATCTAAAACCCTTACAGGTGCAGCAACGAGTACGGGCATTAGTTATTTTGGACAAATTCAATCTGACGTAACATCAAATGCTTACCTATTTTATTCAGCACCATCAACACAGGCAACAACTTTTACGCTTGCTTCGCTGTCCCATTTTAGGGCAGACCAGGGAACTTTTGGTCTTAACTCGTCTGTGACCACTCAGACTGGTTTTTTGGTGGGTGCGACTTTGACTGGTGCTACCAATAACTACGGTTTCTTGGGGAATATACCTGCTGGAACAGGTCGTTTCAACTTGTATATGTCTGGCTCAGCAGACAACTACATATTGGGTCGAGTTGGTATCGGTGGGGTACTTACGTCTGGTGCGATGGCGCAAATCACAAACACCACCGCAGCCGATGCAATTTTGGTTGCCAAGGGTGCAGCAGGACAAAGCGGAGATTATTTTCAACTAAAAAATTCCGCTGGAGTATTAAATGTTTTTTCTGTTAATGCAAACGGAAACACCAACATTCAAGGAAACCTTGAAATTGGGGTAAACAAAACTGTAGATGGTGACGCTTATGTTGATTTAATAGGTGACACAACATATACGGATTATGGTTTGCGTGTCCTCAGGGCTTCTGGGGCGAATGGAAATAGTGCTATTTATCATCGTGGTACTGGTGGAGTTTATCTGGTTGCACAGGACGCTGGTGTGGTTGCGTTTAATACAAGCAATACTGAGCGCATGAGGATTGGTTCTAATGGTTCTGTTTCAATAGGAACAACAAATACTGCAGCAACATTAAACATTCATTCAGCAACTACACAAATAAATGCAAAGAGATATTCAGACAACATAACTCCAACATTTTTTCCGTTTGTAAAATCTCGTGGTACTGAATCAGTTCCTGTAACTGTAAATAATGGCGACCAAATTCTTGCAATGCAAGGATTGGCTTATGATGGGACAGCAGAAAGAACCGCAACCGAAATAAGATTTGCTGTTGATGCTGCTCCAGCGAGTAGCACCGTTGCTGGTCGTATCACTTTCTCTACTACTCCGTCCGCTGGTTCCCTCACTGAGCGTATGCGTATTGACTCTGCTGGTCGTTTTGGTATTGGTACATCAGCCGTTGCAGGTCGTGGTTTTAATTACGGTATTCCATTGACTGGTTCAACACAGCCATTGGGTATTTTTAATGCTGGTCAGATTCAATCAGATGCAACAAACGGTGCAATTTATTACAGTACATGGTCAACCACAGCCGCTAGTGCTGGTGCTATTCCACAAGTTACGCATTATCAGGCTACTCAAGGGACAATTGGTGCTGGTTCCTCAATGGGCACACAAATTGGTTTTGCGGCTCAATCAACATTAATTGGTGGTACCTCCAACTTGGGTTTCCAAGGTTCTATTCCTGCTGGAACAAATAGATTTAACTTGTACATGGATGGTACGGCAGATAACTATATTGCTGGCTCGGTGGGTATTGGAATATTCCCACCAGCAGGTAGAAACTTAGCAATTAGCAAACCGATAACTGGCTCAACAACAAGTATTGGTTCGGTTGTTAACGGTGTGGTCCAGTCTGATGTGACTGCTGATGCCATTTACTATCGTGCTGTTGGCTCAACTGCGGCAGCATCATTTACTACTACAGCCTTAACATTGTTTGATGCTGTGGGTGTTACCACACCTGGTGCTGGTTCAACTATCACGAGTCAATTTGGTTTCCGTGTCACATCAGGTTTAACTGGTGCAAGCACAAACAACTTTGGTTTCTACGGAGATATTGTTGCTGCTTCTGGTCGTTGGAACGTTTACATGAACGGTACGGCAGCGAATTATCTTGCAGGTCGTTTAGGTGTTGGTGCAACATTAACCTCAGGTGCGATGGCACAAGTAGTTAACACAACTGCAAGTGATATTGGATTTGTGGTTAAGGGTGCGGCAGCACAAACAGGAAATCTCCAACAATGGCAAAACAGTGCTGGTACCGTGCTAGCATACGTTGCCGCAGACGGAAGTTCTTCCTTCTACGAAGGGGACCAAAACATATTAGCAACAAGTATATTTTCTTAAGGAGAAAATTATGGCAATTGACTATTCATCACTACTAAGTGCAGAGCAAAAGCAGAACATCCTCAACCAGAGGATTTCACAGTTTGCTGCAGAGGCATGGCAACATGAACTGAACAAGCAGACTTGCACCCAGTTGGGTGACGAGGCTGGTGTTGCGTCTTCAGAAGCAGCGCTAACAACGCTGGAAGCCGCTATTGGCGTTCATCAGGCCGAACTGTCGGCTTTGGGTAACGAGTAGATATAACTATATGGCAACATTTAGTAAATCAACTCTTAGCGAATCAGTTAACGGTAGGGGAATCCTTGTAGCAGCGACTGCTACGGCTGGAACCCTTATCCATACTGGTCCTACTGTCACAACCTCGTTTGATGAAATTTGGATGTACGCACAGAACACATCTGCGTCAGCGGTAAAACTTACCGTCGAATGGGGTGGTGTGACTGCACCTAACGACCACATTGAATTCACAGTTCCTGCAGAATCAGGTTTGTATCTGGTTGCACCGGGTCTGGTTATCAAGGGGAATGCTACTGCGCTTGTTGTTCGTGCTTTCGCAGCGACAACAAACGTTCTGACAATCCACGGCTACGTAAACAAAATAGTTTAAGGGCTTTATGCCATCACGTAATCGCAATACTCAGGGTGGAAAGTCTGTAACTTCCGACCTTGCTCCACGTTCTTCCAGAACTAATAGCGGTCAGGTTCATTCTATTTGGGTTGGTGTTGGCACATTGTTGGAGTTCATGGTTGTTGGTGCTGGTGGAGGCGGGGCTGGTGGATATCAAGTTGGTGGAACTGTGGTTAACTCTGCAGGTGGTGGTGGTGGTGGAATCAGTATAACATCTACTCCAATTTCCGCATTAACGGGTACATACACAATTACTATTGGTGCTGGTGGAACTGGTGGCGACCAATCTGGTTCGGGTTTCAACGCTCAGGGAACCAACGGAGGCACTTCAAGCATTACCAACCCATTATCAACAACTGTTGTTACTGCAGGTGGAGGTGGTGGTTCGCAGTGTGCAAACCCCACCGTTGCTGGAACTGGTGGAACGGGCTCAACATCAAATGGCACAACAGGAACTACAACTGCTGACAACGGTTGGACTGGTGGATATACAACATCGTTTACTGGCACGTCATTAACTTTCGGCAGAGGTGGAAACCTCGGTCCAATTGGTGGTAGTAATTCGGGTGCAGCAAATACTGGTGATGGTGGTGTTGGTGGTGCTGGTTCAAATCCGTTTTCAGGCGGCAATGGCGGAACTGGTGTTGCATATTTGAAAATATTAACATCAAATGTTTCCAAAATTTCTAGCACAACAGGTTCCCCAACAACATCTACTAGTGGCGACTACACAATATATAAGTGGAGTACTTCTGGAAGTTTGGTAATGAGTTAATGGCTACTTATGCAAAATTGGATGAAACAAATATTGTTCTCAACATTGTTGTTGCTGACTCTGATTGGCTGGGTTTGTCTGATGGTATTTGGGTTTCTTACAGCAATAAAATCAATCCTGCATTGATTGGTTCAACATACAAACCTGAAACAAACATGTTTGAATTATTTGATGAAAACACACAAAATTGGATTGTGATATATCCACAAACGACAACAACACAATAGGAGTAATAATGCAAAAAATTAAAGCATTTATCTATAACAACCCAGTACGAGTTGCAGCATTTATTTCATCTGCTGTTGCTATTCTGGTTGCGTTCCTTGCACCACAAACACCTGTGGAGCCAGCCATTGCCTTCGTGCTTTCAGCACTCGGCTTGGGTGAATATGCACAACGTGCAGAGAACCGCAAAACTGACGAAGCACTATTTACGGAGATTCCTGAGTAAACAATGGAACTGACAGACCTTCTCAACGAGAAGGAATGGCGTAAATGTAAAGGTGTAGAAGGTGCAACAACTGAAGAGTTGGTTGAAGCCTTCACTCATTTCTGTGCAAACCATTGGATGATTCGTCACCCTGAACGGGGTCGAATCAAGTTTGAGTTGCGTGAAGCCCAACAGAAAACTGTTGAAGTTTGGATTGACTCTCGTTACAGCATTGTGCTGAAGGCACGACAGATTGGGTTCTCTACTCTGGCTGCAGCCTTTACATTTTGGGAATCATTCTTTTGGCCCGACCGTTTTACAGTTATGCTTTCACGTACTGAACGTGAAGCATCAAAGTTGCTACAGAAGACTAAGTATGGCTACAAGATGCTTCCTGCGTGGATGCGTGTGCGTGGACCAGATTTGCTTTCAGATAACCAGTTAAAGATGGTATTTGCTAATGACTCGGCAATTGAGTCTTTGCCATCTGGTAATGACCCTGCTCGTGGTGAATCCGTGTATCGGGTTATCATTGACGAAATGGCGTTCTTGCCCAACGCTGAAGAAGCGTGGGCATCTATTGAACCTATTGCTGACGTTGGTGGTCGTGTTATCTGTTTGAGTACTGCTAACGGTGAGGGCAATATCTTTCACCAACTGTGGGTTGGTTCACAGACTGGCACAAATAGGTTTACTGGTGTGTTCTTTCCTTGGTCTGCTGGAGACCGTGATGAAAACTGGTATGAGGCTAAGAAGCGTGACCTTCCTGATTGGCAGTTGGCTCAGGAGTATCCAGATAATCCGGATGAAGCGTTTATTCGTTCTGGTAGACCAGTATTCGATATTGAAGCGTTAAGAAATATTGAACCAATTGAACCACATCGTGGTTATCTTAAAAATGAAATTGGTAAAAATCATTACACATTTATTGAAAATGGTGGTGAGTTTTCTATTTGGGAGTTTCCAGATAGTCAGGAGATATACGTAATTGGAGCAGACGTTGCTGAAGGTCTTGGACATGGTGACTTTAGTTCTGCACATATTATTTCAGCAAATACTGGATTACTGGTCGCACAATGGCACGGTCATGTTGACCCAGATATTTTTGGCGAGCAAATACTTAGGGCTTTAGGTTATTACTACAACCATGCTCTGATTGGAGTTGAGTCCAATAACCATGGTTTGACAACAATTAAGGGATTACAAAGGATTGGGTATAGGAATATTTACCGTCAAAGAAAAATGAATAGCAGAAATCCTCAGATAAGTGACACAATGGGTTGGAGGACAACAGCAGTTTCAAAACCACTTGCTATTGACGAACTAAACGCCGCTGTGCGAGACGAATCCGTCCTCATCTACGATAAAAGCACTATTGCTGAATTACGCACTTTTGTGCGTGAGTCAAATGGAAAGATGCATGGTTCCCCTCACGACGACCGTGTTATGTCGTTAGCCATTGCCAACCAGATGCTCAAGTATGTCTGGCTTCCAGAATATAGGCATGACCCATCACCAATCAAAAATACGCTGGGATGGTGGGAAAAATTTATAATCAAGGAAAAAGAGCAAAAGAAAGCACCTATTGGTGCTTTTAACGTACGAAAGTAACGAACTAGGCGTATAGTTATGAAAGAATTCCGCTGTTTAGAGTGTCTGACGACTTTTGTGGTAGATGAACTACCACGTCGTGGTTCTGTTTGTTTCAAATGCCATATTAAGTCCATCAGACTTGGATTTACATATGGGCAAGAGGATTTCCATGGTCCGACCGTGAAGGAGCGTGCTGACGAGCAGGTTCGTGTAGCCAAGGAAGCAGGCATTAAAGCCGAACCAGTTGGGACTCGTTGGGTTTGATATGGAATCTATTTGGGTTCCGCTTGCGGTCGCTGTTATTACAGGTCCGGTGGTGGTGGTACTACAGAAACTACGCAAAGAGAACACCGAGCAGCACGCTGAAGGAAGAATACTTCTGAGAACTATTGGCAACAAGGTTGACAAAATTGGTAGCAAATTAGACCATCACATTGGTTGGCATGAAGGACAAGAGGACAAATAATGGCAAGAATTTCCAACCGTGAAATAATTGGAAAGTATCGTTCAAAGATTGAACAGTCACGCCGTTGGAGGCGTGAAGAAAACTGCGATTATCTCTGGGAAAGAATGATTGACCTTTACCGTGGCAAACATCTTAGAACTGCATCAGAGCAAGACCAGTTGTTGGTAAACATTGCTTTTGCAACAATTAACGTAATTTCACCTAGCGTTTCTGTTAACCATCCAAAGATTACCGTTAATGCAAGAGCATACGAAGATGCTGATAAAGCAGTTGTAACTGAAGCGATTGTTAACTACTGGTGGAAACACTACGAATGTCAAAAAGAGTTTCGCCGTGCTGTAAAAGATATGCTTGTTGTAGGTCATGGTTGGTTAAAGACGGGTTATCGCTTTGTTGAAAAAGACAAAGAAGGTTTTGATTCGACAGATGAACTTGCATCATTGACACCAGAGTCAATGAGTGAATCAGAATTGATTATTACTGAAGACAGACCGTTTGTTGAGCGTGTTTCAATGTTTGATGTGTTTGTTGACCCAGACGGAACAAACATGTCTGACATTAAATGGATTGCACAGCGTATTCGTCGTCCACTTAAAGAGGTTAAAAAAGATAAGCGTTATGACTCAAAGGCTCGCCAAGAAGCACAGCCTTCTCACTATTCAAAGTGGAGTATTGATGAACGTGCGCCAAGAAGGTCTGAAGACCCAGAAGATGCATATGTTGAGATTTGGGAGTTTTACGACCTAGACCGTCAAACAATGTCAATTTTCTGTGATGGTGGAGACAGATTCTTGGTAAACCCATCAGAAATTCCATTCGCTTTCGGCCATCCATTCGTAATGCTTCGCAATTACGAAATACCAGAATACTTCTACCCAATGGGTGAACTTGAAGCAATTGAACCATTGCAAATGGAGTTGAATGAAACTCGCACACAAATGATGAATCATCGCAAGCGATTCTCACGTAAGTGGCTGTATAAAGAATCAGCATTTGACCAAGAAGGTCGTTCTGCTCTTGAATCAGACGAAGATAACGTAATGGTTCCAGTTGTATCGGAAGAACCATTGGGCAACGTAATTACACCAATGCCTGCAGTTATTAGTCCGCCTGAGTTTTACAACCAATCAACGCTTATCTCGTCAGATATTGACCGTGTATCTGGAGTTTCAGAATACATGCGTGGAGCATTGCCGGAAATTCGTCGTACAGCAACAGAAGCAGCAATCGCACAAGATGCTGCAAATGCTCGTGCATCTGACAAATTGGCAATTATTGAGCGTTGTATTGCTGATTGTGCTAGACGACTTGTAATGATGGCACAGCAGTACATGGAAGGCGAACAGGTAATTCGCATCGTTGGCAATGAAACCAAGCCTGCTTGGTTGAAGTTTGACAAAGACTATGTAAAGGGTGAGTTTGACTTTGATGTTGAGGGTGGTTCAACAGCCCCAACCAATGAGTCATTCCGTCGTCAGATGGCTTTGCAGGTGGTTGATGCAATGGCACCATTTGTTGGTGCTGGAATTATTGACATGCCAAAACTTGCCAACTATGTACTCCAGTACGGATTTGGAATCAAGAACTCGGCGTCTTTCGTAGTTCAGGCAAGTATGCCAGCACAGCCAGTAACCCCACAGGGATTGCCTCAAATGGCACCGGGTGGAATGCCACCAATGGGTATGACTCCAGATTCTGGTATGCCACCAGAAATGACTCAAGGTTTAGAGGAAATGCCACCAACGGGTGGAATGCCAATGCCAAGCGGAATACCGCCAGAAATCCTCTCACAACTTTTGGCTAGTGGTGCGCCACTTCCAAATACCCAACTACCTATGTAGTTATGTAACGAAAAACCCTATCAATAGAGCAACCCATGGAGGACTCTTAAATGAGCGAAATAAATAGCAATGAAATCTTTGACGAAGTGACCCCAGAGGATTTGGGACAATCACAGGAAGTCTCTGATGTAGTTGATGCCCTTACAGATGAGCAAATTGATTTGCTTCCAGTTGATGATTTTGGTGACAAATATGTTTCCGTAACCATTGGTGGAGAGGAAGTCAAGGTACCTCTGAAAGAGGCTCTCTCTGGATACCAGCGTCAAGCGGATTACACCCGTAAGACTCAGGAACTTAGTGAGCAAAGGAAGCAAGTCCAGTTTGGTGCCGCTTTGCAAGAAGCCTTGCAAAACGACCCAAGTGGAACTTTGAGCCTACTAGCACAACATTACGGAGTTAATCAGACACCTTCTGAAGAAGAAGACCTGTGGCAAGACCCCGTTGAAAAGCAGTACAGGCAACTTGAACAACGCATTCAGGCTTTTGAACAACAAAAAGCAATGGATGAATTGGACAAGACGGTTCAAAGACTTCAAGCACGATACGGCTCTGACTTTGATACCAATGAAGTTGTGTCCAAGGCGTTAGCCATTGGTTCATCTGATTTGGAGGCTGTCTATAAGCAAATTGCGTTTGACAAGGTTTATGAGGATGCGAAAGCAATTCGTCAAGTTCGTGAAAAACAGGCGAATGAAAAAGTCCAAACCACACAAGCCAAGCGTCAAGCGTCTGTTGTTTCAAACAGCGTATCAAGTGCCAGCGCAAACGTATCAGCAAAACCAATCACATCATTGCGAGACGCTTTTGAAGCCGCCAAACGGCAACTAAGCGTTTAGCGTTCTATTTAAGGAGAAATCAAAATGCCAGCAGCAAACAGCAACTTTGACCAGTTGCTCTCAACCACCCTTGCGAACTACCGTTCGCAACTAACCGACAACGTGTTCACAGCACGTCCTTTGACCTACAAGTTGATGGACAACGGTCGCATTCGCATGCTTAACGGCGGTACGAAGATTGTTGAACCACTCATCTACGGCAAGAACTCAACTGTGGCTTCATACAGCGGATACGATTCGCTGTCCTTGGCACCACAGGAAGGCATCTCGGCTGCAGAGTACGAATGGAAGCAGTACGCTGCATCCATCGCAATCAGCGGTATTGAAGAAGCCAAGAACAACGGTGAACAAGAAATCATCAACTTGCTCGAAGCCAAGATTATGCAGGCTGAAGAGTCAATGCGTGAATCGTTCAACCAGATGTTTTTCGCTGACGGTTCAGGCAACAGCGGAAAAGACTGGAACGGCCTTGGAAACTTGGTTGAGTCTGGCAACAACGTTGGTGGAATCAACTCAGCAACCGCAGGCAACGAGTTCTGGCGTTCGTATGAGGACAACACCGCAGGTGCTTTGACCCTCGCACAAATGGCAACTGCCTACAACACGGTTTCGGTTGGTAATGACCACCCAGACACCTTGTTGACAACTCAGACCTTGTTTGAGAAGTACGAAGCATTGTTGCAACCACAGTTGCGTTACACCGACACCAAGACTGCAGATGCTGGATTCCAGAACCTGTTGTTCAAGGCTGCTCCTGTAATGTACGACGTGCATTGCACCAACGGCGTGTTCTACTTCCTCAACACGAAGTACCTCACCCTCGTAGGTCACAGCAACAAGTGGTTCGCTCAGACGGACTTCATCAAGCCAGAAGACACCGATGCTCGCTATGCGCTCATCATGTGCTACGGCAACTTGACCTGTCGCAACCGTGCGAAGCAGGGCAAACTCACGGCAAAGACCGCCTAAGACCACTAACTAACAAGGAGAAAATGAAATGCCACTATTAGCAAATGACACAGATGGTGCTCTTACCCGTAAGCGCATCGAAGCATGGGCAGCAAAAGAAGAGCGAGTAACTGTAGTTGCAGCAACTGATGCTGCAACAACACAGTCAGCAGCAACTCTTGCTGGTGCCGGTGAAGTTGTTTACACCATGACCCCAACAGCGGGTCGTGCGTTGACAACTCCAACTGGTGCAGAGTTGGGTGCAGCGTTCACGGATGAGGGTGTCGGTACAAGTTTCCGATTCTCAGTTGTGAACCTTGCTGGCGCAACCCATGCAATCACGTTGACTGCAGGTGCTTCGGGAGTGACCCTTGTGGGTTCAGCAACCGTTGCAGCAGCATCGTCAGCGTCGTTCGTTGCAGTATTTACTGCAGCAAACGCAGTAAGCATCTACCGCAAGTAAGCAATTGAATTGGGGGGTGGGCAGAAACCCACTCCCCTATTTCAAAGGAGCAATAATGCCAGTTAAATATTCAATTCTTTCTAGCCATGCGGATGCAACTCCTAAGGCTGGCACAAAGACTTCTAACTACCCGCCAACTAAGGGTGGCAAGAAGAGTAGCAAATCAAAGTCATCTAAGAAAAAAGGAATGTACTAATGGCAATGAAGAAAGAAGCACCAAAGAAGAAGAAGAGCGAGTACGGCTCATACGGAACAAATGATGTTTCCGGTATGGGTGTTGCTGGTCGTGGCACTAAGGCTGGCGAAGCACCATACACAAGTTATGGTCGCAGCACAAAGCGTGGTATGGACCAAGCAAAACGAAAAGCAGCAAAACCTATTAAGGCGCAGTCAGCACGTATGACTGCACTTGCAAAGGCTTCCAAGAAAAAGAAGTAGTCCACATTGTCCCCACCGAAAGGTGGGGATATGTAACAAATTGGGGTAGTTGTATATGAAAAACGCCGTACCTGCCCAATCCTATTACGGAACACCAGTATCTGGTATCCGCCTAGCCCCGACAGCGGGAGCAAAGATTGCTGCTCCATCTGCGCCATATGTTGGGCGCAACCGTTGTATAGCCAATGAAGATACCTGTGAGGGTCCAAAGGCTAGGGGTACGGACTATTGCATCGGTCATCTGAGGTCACAAGGGCAGGCTAAATGAGCATTACACTCACAACCCTGCGAGCACAGGTACGCAACATGGCTGACCTTGACGAAGTTGATTTGCCCAATGATGTAATTGACCAATTTGCTCGTGAGGGATTCCAAAGGATTTACTCGCTTGAGCGCAGGTGGCCGTGGTTGCAAAGCAGTTACACATTTAATACCGCTGTAAATAAGCGTGAATACGAAATATCTTCAATTGGTGATATTCGTGAAATCATTTCTGTTGTTGATTCGAGCACATCTGGTAATCGTCTAACCCTTATTGATTACAATCAAGCAGAAGATATTTGGCTCGGTAATACCGATGTGCCTTCACGACCATATTTTTATTCTTTCTGGAATAAGAAGATTCAGTTGTGGGCTAAGCCAGATGCCGTTTATCCAATAACAATTCGTGCTTACAGAAATCCAGTTTACACATGGCTTGATGATGTATCTGAAGAGATTGACCTTGATGAATGGTTTCATGCGCTGTTGCCATATTTTGTGCTAGCCCGTGTGTACCAACGTCAGGAAGATGCACAGTTGTCTCAGATGTATTTGAATTCATTTGAAGAAGGCGTAGCCTTTGCTCGCCGTGACTTGATGAAGGCATCAAGTGCACAGCCTGTAATCATGTCTGCTGGTCGTCAGTATCCAACTATGCGTCGCTGGTTGCAGACGCTTGGGGCGACACTTGGACAATGAGCAATGTATCTGTTGAACGTTACGACGACTTTACTGGTGGCCTGAACCTTCGGGCTGACCAATTCCAGTTGGCTCGTAATGAGTCACCAGACATGTTGAATGTTGAAATTGACCCTCGTGGTGGTTTGTTTACTCGTGGTGCTATGCGTGAAATTAACTCAACTGCTGTTACTGGAACTTGGAATCCACACAGACTTCATGCGTTTTATGGTGCATCACCTAGGGTGATGCTGGCAAATAACACAAGCGTGTTTCATTCGTCTGGAACAAACTTCACGCAGTTGTTGTTTGGTGCTGGGACTCCAGTTGTTGCATCAAACACTCATGGTGCTTCTTTTGCTAACTGGGGTCAAAGTCTTTATGTTGCTACTGGCACAGCCGGGACTGCCACGTATATTTGGGATACTGGTAGTACTTATGCTACTGCTGTTCCCGCAATTGCAACAGCGGGAAACTTTAACGATAACTACAACTCACCTTCACGAAATCATTTCCCACAATGTGAGCATGTTGCTGTTCACGCAAACAAGATGTTTGCCGCTGGAACAAATGATGCTGGAACTGTTTACAAGAACAGATTGAGATGGTCCCATGAGGCTGAACCAGAAGACTGGGCTACAGAGGATTATATTGATTTTCTTGGTGGTGGAGATGGCATAACTGCACTTGCTGTGTACGCAGGTCAGTTAATAGTTTTCAAACCAAACTCTGTTTACATTGTTTATGGTTATGAAAGTGCAGACTTTTCTGTTGTTGAACTCACAGCACGACTTGGTGTTGATTCACCAAATAAAGTTGCTGTTGCGGAGAATGGTATTTACTTCTACTCACATCCGAATGGTTTGTTCTTCTACAACGGTTCAAGCATTGTTGATATATCGGATAACTTTAATTCTATTTATCCAAACAACTATGTCAATGACGCTGCCGTATCAACGATTTCTGTTTCATATATAAATCGTCGTGTGTGGTTATCTTTACCATATTCAAAAACTAGTGTTGCATCAGTTGCAACAGTATGCTTGGTGTTTGACCCAAGCATTGGTCAGCGTGGTTCTTACACAATGTTTTCAACATCAAGTGGGACAGGTTTGATTGGCGGTTGTGACTTCACTTCCTCTACTGGCACAACGTATGGGTTGGGTATACATCCATCATTGCCACGTGTATTGAAGGTTGATGCATTTGAATCTGAAACAGATTTGATTGGCGGTGTTGAAAGTAATTTCAATTCATACTACAGAACTGGTTGGGTTGATGGTCGTTCATATTCTGCAAAGAAGATGTGGCGTAGACCAGACATTGTTGTTAAACAGGTTGACACAGCAAGAACCATTAACGTAAAGGTTTTCCACAACTACGAAGAAGCAAGTGGAAACGAAAGAAAGACATTCAACATTTCTCTTGATTCATCTGCCTCTGGAATGAACTGGGGAAGTGGTCGTTGGGGCTCTGGATATTGGGGTGTCAATGCTGAAGGTGCACAAGTTGTGCGAGGCTCGAATCTTGGTTTGGCTCGTTCTGTTCAGTTGTTATTTACTGGACCGACTGGATTGTCATGGGGAATTGACAGTATTTCATACAAGTTTAATACACGAAAGGTGACTGGATAATGGCAATTATTATTCCACATTCATTTATAAATGGAACTATCGCTGAAGCAACTGAGGTTAACGCAAACTTTACTTCGGTTAAGTTGTTCGTTGATGGACTGGCTGATGGTTCAAACATTGAAGCATCAGCAATTACCACCTCAAAGATAAACAACTCTGCAATTACAACAGATAAAATAACCAACGGAAACGTTACTTACGCAAAACTTGATTCAGCAAACGTTTTAGCAAATTTGGCATTTGATGACCAAATTATTATTGGTGGACAGGTATTTGGCTGATGAATTCATTTTCAATTCCAGCACTAACTGCGTTGAAATCCACGGATGCCGTTGTCATCCGTCAGATTGTTTCGTCGTTGGTTTCTGAGATTGACAAGTTAAATAAAAGAATAGATGACATGGAAGCCGATAGAAAAAAGGCTCAAGAGGACAGAAAGGCAGTAAAAAAATATGGCGTATGACCCAAGTGTCTACGAATCGCAACGTAGACAGTTAATGCAGAATTATGCAGCAGAAGGTTCAATGAATGCTTTTGCACGTACGTTATCGAGGCAACGTGGTGAACGCAGTCTGTCTGATATGTCACGTCAGTTTGAACAGGCATTACCACAAATTAGGTCTGGTTATGCAAAAAGAAATTTAGTTACTCCAAATGTTAAGTCCGGTATTTTTGTTAATGCTTTGCAAAAATTTGCTATGGATAGAATGCGACAAGAAAACCAAGCAGCACAAGATTTGGCTCTAGAATTTGGTCAACAAGACGTACAGGAAAAAATGCGTCAAGAAAGGTTCAATCAAACTATGAAAGATTTGGAAGCAGATAAGGCTCGTCAAATTGCACAGGACGCTCAAGCAGTACTTCAATACAGGGCAGGTATGTAATGGCAGTTAAAATTTACGGTTCAGCAGACACTCAAGAAAAAAAGACTGAGCCGGGTACTTACGGTACTTGGCTTGGTGGAATGATTGGTGACAAAGGAAATAGAACCAATGTTGACAAGTACATAGTGGCAAACCCAGAAACATATTTTACTCCAGCACAAACTGCTGGTGCAATTTATCGTCAATACGCATCTGACCTTGGTGATGGTGGTAACGGTGGTGCTGGTAGTTCTGGTTCTGGTTCTGGTTCTGGTTCTGGTTCTGGTGGAAAACTATCAAGTGCTGATGTTTCTTATGCAGAACTTCTATACAGAAAACAACAGGATGCTGAAGCAAAAAGGATTGCAAATCTAAAACTTGATGCAATGAAGGCACGTCTTGCTAATGAAGATTATATGACTCCATACAACGACATGATTGCTGGTATTGAGCAACTCGGAGCAGGTAGAGAAAAAAATGCAAAAGAAAATTTTGCATCGTTACTTGGCAATATTGATGAGGGTTATGGTGAAGCACAAAGATTAACCCAAGAGGGTTATGCACGGCTTCAGGATTATTTAACTCAAAATCCAAATAATCCGTATGCAAACCTTTCTGTTTCGATGCCAGAGGCAACCAATCCAATGCAGTCGTATCTTGAGTCTTATGGAGCAATGAGTCCAGATGTGCAAGGGCAACTTCAGGCTCAACAAAATGCAGCACAGTACGGTGCTGAGAACTTCAAGAACTTGATTCAAGTTCTTTCATCTCAGGCTCAATTGGGAGACCAGTCAAGAATGTCGGAAATGCAGATGGCTCTTAACTTGGCAAATACTGGACTAGCACAACAGAAGGCTCAATATAAGAGCAGGGGTGAATCTGAACTGGCTAATGCATTGTTCCAAATTCAGCAGGATACCGCTAAGTCAAGGCTTGAGCAGGAGATGGCTGCTGCACAGTATAAGGATGCCATTATTAATGCGATTATTGAAGCAGGTGGTGGATATATGGGGGCTTCAGAGGAATCCCAATCAGTTCTGACACAAGACCAGCGTAACGCCTTAGAGCGTCGTCGTACTGGTTTTTAAGTAACGAAAGACTTATAGGGTATGACCGAAGAAGAACTGTTGGCTCTTGCCGCAACGCTTACTGGCAATAAAGCCAATTTGAGTTCCTCTGAACTGTCACGTCTCTTTTCCCCATATCTTGGCGTTCTTTCTGGTACCTACACGTCTCCAACTACTGCCGTAAATGACGACATGCTGTTTCAGCAGTATGCCCCAACCGTACTGCAGATTGTTCAGAATGAGACAGACCCTAACTCTTTGCGTGGACGAATCGCTAATGCAATTCTCCAAGGTCAGGCTGGATATATCGTCAAGCAGATGGTTCAGCAAGCGATTCTAAACCAAGAACCGGGTCTTGAGCCATTGCCTGAGGGCGAGCAGTCAAAGGTCTACTATGACCTTGTTGACCAACTTGAGAACGAAGTTCAGAAGTACAACACCGCAAAAATGTCTGCAAAGCAACAGGAGACAATCTTTAGTAAGGCTGGTCTTCCAGACCCAAGTCAACAGTATGCACCTGAACAACTTGACCCCAAGTTGTTTGAGCAAATGTTAAAGATTCAGAAGTCTGCGGTTCCAAAGGCTTCAAGTGTCAAGCCAGCAGACAATGGTGCAAACAGGCAAATTGAAGACCTTAAAAAAATGTATGCTGAAAAAATACGAATGGGTGAAATTGCTGTACCAAGAAAAAATATCTTTGGTAAGACCAGTAGCGTACAAGGCTTGCAGGGTGGAAACTGGTTTAATCCTTCTTCTTGGATTG